CTTTTACCCAAGGTTCAAAACTTTCTCCTAATAAAGCCATAATTAAGAATTTAACTGGTTATAACTACTTGCAATTGCTGAGGGATTTGAAGGAATTCTAATTTGAGTTCCTTCAGGTATATATAATGAGTTTTGAGATAAATTTTCATTAGCGATAGAGATAATCCACCACAAAGATGAGTCACCATAATATTGTTGTGCTAATAAATCAAATCTATCTCCTGATGTTGATATAGCATAAATATCATTAACAGATAAAGGAATTCGTGGGTACTTATTATCTCTATAATAACGAGTACCTGTTGAATTTTTTATTATTGGTATGTTTTGATATCTATTCATTTTATATATTTCTAATAAAACTTGCTCCAATTTGAGGTGTGAATGAATGAACTGGAGTGAATGATAAATCTACTTCTATTAAACGTGGGATTTGACCTACAAATTTAGTCCCATTTTCATCATCTCTATTATCCTCATCATATGTAAATAGTTTTCCATTTTCATATTTATCTCTATTAATATCCCATCCTGCTTCAAAACTAGGTTTTAAATTTATACTTTGAATAATACCAGGAACATCTAATAGATAATCCCCAACAGTCATTTTTATAAAATTACCTCTCATTAAACCAGCACCTGAATAACTTGGGGCTGTTGTTCCTAATAAATAATTTAATTTATTATAAAGTGGTATCATTTCTTTTCTTGAGTGAGCATATATTGTGAATGATAATGAAATATCTCTAGAAAAGCCACCGTATTTGTAAAAATTTTCACCTCTACCTACATATTTGTAAGATTGCCACTCAGCTTTATAACTATCACCTAAATTATTAATATATGCTCTAAAAAATAAATAACTATTCTCAGTATCCTCAATAGTATCATTGTTTATTACTTCAAAATAGAATTTAATTAAATCCTTATTTTTATATTCATCAATAATATCATCTCTATCAGAAAATAATATTCTAGAAGCATTAATTTCATCCGCAGCATAAAAAGAATTAGGATCTTTTTTTGGAGGTATACTTTTATATTCAGTATATGAAGTGTCATATGTATATTCTCTATTAAAATTTCCTATACTTCCACCTCCATATTCACTTATTCCAGGATTGTATGTATTATTTAATGATGTTAAAAGCGTACTTCCATTTCCTTGAGCGGGTGTAATATAACGTACAGAAGCTCCAGTATCTGTATTAAAATTAGGAAGAGTGTCCTTTCTTGGGGTAAATCTTTTAAAAATCTCTAAAGCATCTGTTTTAACTATTGAATTATTAGTTCTTTCTCTATATCCTGTACCTGTAAATCTAATATTAGTTTTACCTACACCTAATACACTTCCTGGTCCTCCATCGTATGAAATCATATTGGTTGACTCACCATCAGCACTTATATTATAATATTTATATGATTTATTTTGAGTAGTAAAATTTTCTCCAGTTAGCGCCGCTTGAGAAGATTGTTTATAATATAATGATGTTAATCTATTAATATCTACTTTATAATCATTTAAAGTAGTTTGATAATATCCATTTTCTCCTCCATTAAAATATCCTCGTTGAAATGGATTTAATCCTTGTTTATTCAAGTGGTAACCACCAGATAACACAGCCGCTTGAGCCAGTGTACCTGCCGGATTATAAACTCTACCAAATCCACCAGGTATTTCTACATTTTGTCTTTCTAAAAGTTCTTGTTTAGCAATAAATAAAAGACCATTAGGAGATTTAGTATCTGCAAATAATTTAGTTAATCTACTAACATCCTGTACAGAATTTACAGGAATAAATCCACTAACATCTTGAGCCAAACTAATAGGATTAGAAAGATATCCATTACGCAATATAAAATCTGGCGAAGTATCAGCATATCCATCAGGTATAGGAGTGACTATGTATGGTTGGTTACTTGAACCACCACCACGTTGATCATTACCATACTTGAGAGACTTAAGATCTGTTTTTAGATTAAGTAATCCCATTTATTATTTAGGTAGATTGTCTAAATATTTGTCTGGGGTAGTTCCATTTAAATCTAATTGTGAACCTTTTAAAGATTCAGGATTTAGAACTGAATTTATTCCACTATATTTGTTTGGTGTAGACCCATCTAAATTAGTTAGTAATGAGCCTTGAGTTTGAAGTTTTGTTAGTATTCCCATTGTTTTGTTTTATTATAAATATTATTGAATTCGAACTGCTGATCTAGCTGAGTCATTAAAGAAATTACCTACGTCTACTTTTACAGGTCTATTAATGAATTTTTCAAATAATGCATTTTGTTCTTCTATAGCTTTATTGTTTTCTCCTCCACCTCCAGTATTAGTAGTTACAGGACCTGCCATCATTCCGTCTTTTTTAGCTAATTGAAATAATGCTCCTTCTTGAGGGGAAGATACTATAAGGCCTCCATTAGGATCATACATTACATCTCCTTTTTTCTCAATTGGAGGTGGAGTACTCGTTGCTGATTTTAAAAATGCTATACCTCCAAATGCAGCAGCTAATCCTATTAAAAAACCAGCAGGATTAGTGACAGCTGCTGTTACAATCATAGAAGCAGCTAAAGCACTTGCTAAACCTACTATTGTATAAAATATACCTTTAATTAAAGAAGCGTTTGAAGCTAGTTTACCTAATAAATCAACAAATTTTTGAGCTGGTCCACTAACTATATCTGATAGCATACCTTTTAATTTATCAACAGCAGCATTAAATGTATTTTGAGCATCTAATTCTTTTAAAGCTGCTTCAGCAGAATCAGCATTTCCTATTGATCTCATCAACTGGTTAGCTTCTTCTGTTTTACCTTGATCTTTTAATTTTTGAACTTGTTCTTCAATTTGTTGTTTAGCTTGACTACCTAATTCCGCTAAATTTTCTTGGTATACTAATGAATTAGCTAATTCATCAGCACTCATTCCAGCAGCCTCAGCTAATGATTGTTGAGCTATAACATTTAGTTCTGAGAATTCAGCAGCACTACCTACTTGTTCTGCTATTAAAGCAGCAGCTTCAGCAGATTTACCTTGTAATGCTAATAATCTAGCTTCTTCTAAATTAAGTTGTTTACCTGTTAATAATTCTGCTTCTAATTCACTAGAGATAGAATTTTCAAAATCTAATAATTTATTAGCCATATTTTTAGCTGTTTCAAAGCTAATACCTAATTTTTGAGTTTGTATAACTGCCTTAGCTATTAACTCAGGATTATTTTGATATTGTAATCTTAATTGTCCTGATACTTTTGCTACTTCTGTTAATACTTTTCTATTATCTAATTGAACACCTGTTTGTCTAGCTAAAGCAGCAGTTTGTTTAACTGTAGATTTTAAAATGTCATTAGCTGATTGTCCATTTGCTAAAGCTAATTGTTGTAAACCAGCTGCTGATTCTTCTTCAAGACCAACTTGTTTGGTTAACATTATTTGATCTTTTAATTGAGCATCTGTAAATCCTAAAGTAGTACCAAAAGATTTAGCTAATTGTCCTTGTGCATCAACTAAATTATTAGTTGTTTCTAAAAGATTATTACTTGAACTTTGTATCTCAACAAATCTATCTCGAGTTAAAGCCGCTACATCTTTAGAAACAGCCATAGATTTACTCATTTCTGTTACTTGTTTATCAACAGCAAATCCTAACTCTAAGAACATTTTAAAACCTTTAACTAATAATCCAATAGTTACTAAAGGATCTGTAAAAGCATCTTTAATAACAGGTCCCATCTTTTTAAAAGCCATTCCCATAGCCTCAGTTCTAGAGACCGTTTTACCTGTATTTTTTTGGATCGCGCTTATTTCAACCTCAACTTCACCTAATACTTCTCTCATTCCTGGTAAGTCTCCTAAAAACGGAATTTTACTTATACCTTTCATTAAAGCCCCAGTAAGACCCATAGATTTTTCAATTGCCTTCTGTTTTTTTAATGTTTCAGATATTGTTGCTAAAGTATGTTCTAAAGATTGATTTTCACTATCTAAAAGTTCTTGATTTAAAGCATATGATTTACTAATTTGACTAAGAGTACTTTCAATTTCAATTAATTTTTTATATTCTCTATCAGTAGATTGACCTAATATTTCTTTTTGGTATATAATATTTTCATATCTTCTTTGTTCTTCTAGTAATCGAGTTCTATCATTTGTTAATGTATTTTGGGAAGTTTCTAAATTCTTGATTTGTTGTTTAGCTTTCTTTTGAAGATTACTTAATTCTCTAGATGATAAAGTAGATATACCTTTTTGATGATATTGAAGTTTTTGAGCTAATGATTCTAAATTTGAGTAAGATTTTTTAGAATCATTTATTCCTGTTTTAAATTTATTAAGTTCAGATGATATTTCTTTAAAACTTTGTAATGAACTATCAATATCACTTGTCCAATCTTGATATTCTCTACGTAAACGCTCTAATTGGATACGAGCATTGCCTTGTTGTTGAGCTAAATTAGCAGCGTTCGTAGCTGCAGATTGACTTAAATTTTCAATCTGTTTATAATATTGTACTAATTCTGCTAATTCTGCAGCTGATAATTGATTACTAGCCATATGTTTACTTATATACTATAAATATTAAAGGACTAAGGAATTAATATTTAGGTGCTCGTTTACCTGTTTGACCTTTAAAGTGAGAAGGTAATTCTATTTTACCATCCTTAACTTTTTGAGTTTGAGAACCTAAATCTTCATTGTTTTGTGAGTTTTGTTTATCATAATATTCTTTTAATTTATGATAAGTAAACTTACGTAACCAAATAGGCATATTGTAGACTGTTCCCCAATCATAGCCACCTTGACCATGAAAAACTATTTCATGAATTTGAGTAAATAAATTAGATCTATACTGAGGTGTTATCTCAGAAGTCAGGCCAAAAAAAGCTAAGTCCAACTGGAATTGAAACTTTTGAGTCGCTTCCGTCGGGAAAAAAGGTCAGATCAACGTCTGGCTGCACCTCCTTTATGTACTCACGTAATGCACGAGAGTCTCTAGCTAATAATTGGTTATCAACAAATTGACGAATGTCTTTTGCTTCTCTATTACCTCCAATTGAAGTAATCATATATTTTAAACGAGTAGACAACTCAGGAGAAATATTTTTATTTATTTTCTTTAAACCTTCTAACTCAGCATTGATTTTTTTCTCATCTGCTCCTGTTAATAGTTTAAAAGTAATTTCTAAACCTGTAGATGGGAGAGTAAAAGAAAACTCATTTTTACCTTTAATAAATAGTTTTTCATTTATTGGTTTATCTTCTATTGTAGTTAAATCAATATTATATTCTTCTCCACCCCATTCAAATTTATAATCTTTACCATATCCTAAAATACGAGCTGCTACTAATAAGGCGTTTTTATCACCTACTATTAGATCTTCATACTTTACATCGCTTACAATAAGCGATTTGATTAACTCATCTAATACGGTGCCTTTACTAATATAATTTTGGTTAGTTAGAATATCTTCTTCCTTAGCCGTCATATATTTCATTTCTATTTTCCCACTTGATAGAGGATTTGATTCTGGGTAGACTAAACCTTTTGAAGGTAAATCAACGATTTCTGTTGGTGTTGTAAACTGGTTTTCCATTTATAATAACTTTTTGTTTATAAATATGTGGAGAAAAAAGAAGTCCGCCAAAAGGCGGACTCTTTTAAAATATTTAATTTTAGAAATTTAATACGCAATAATCCATTGCTACTGTCATTGTGATGTTAACTGCTTGGTTTTCTGTATCCCAGTTATAATCACCAAAATTAGCTTCTTTAATGTATGCGCCTTTGATAATCCATTCACCTACAATATCACCTACAGGGCCTAAAACATCGATTACTAAATCCTTTTTATAGAAATCAGAATATCCATCTCTACCTGTTACTGATTCATGGTGTAAACGAACCCATTCCATTACTGATTGAGCACCAGAAGGAGTAATTGGATCAAATAGTGTCATTTGTATATCTCCCCAAGTAGTTTTACCTTTAACTTTACGATAAACGTTAATGTGGTTTAATATTACTTCACCTTGAGATAATGTGACTGCGTTTACACCTTTGATAAGGTAGCTAGGAACACCATCCATATACATGATGAATCTATTAGCCTGTTTTGGTTCAAAGGCTGTGAAAAATATTTCGTTTGCGTCTAATATTGCCATTTTATTTTCTTTATTTTATTATAAATATCTATATGTCTAATCCTTACACTGGGAAAGTAGCTCCTGTAGGTGTAATGTTGAAGTCTAGATAAATAAATTCAGCTGTTTTAGTTGGTTGTAGATAAATTTGACCTATTAATTGGTTTCTATCTATTACATCTGCTGTATTATTAGTATCATCCATTACTACTCTGAAAGCATATAAACCTTGTTTTTGTTGTACTGTTTCAAGATATGGATTAACTTGGTTTAAGAATTGATTTCTTGTTGCATTAGTATTTTGTTCGAATACTAAGTTATTTGCAACTTGAGAGATATAAGACTTAAGTGTGATTAATAATCTTCTAACATTTACACGATCAAGGGCTGATGAATTTACTTGTAATGTCTTTTGACCATACACTACAGTTCCAGTACCTGGGAATGTTGCTATTGGATTTACTTTACCATCATATAATACATCACGAGATGATTGAGGTAATTTTTGAGCTGCTCTGATTACTGTTGATAATCCTCCTCTGTTTATACCTGCTGGTGCGAACCAAGTAGCTGCTACTTTATCATTATAAGCGTAAACTCCCGCTATCATTGTTGAAGCTGGAACCCAAACATTCTTACCTGTTCCTGGGTCTTTAATTTGGCACCAAGGCCAGTAAGTAGCAGCATATGAAGTATCATAATTAGCAGCCTCATTTATTACTGTGGTTGCAGTAGTTGTACTATAAGGTACTAAATCCATTACATAGATATTATCTCCTCTATTTTGTGTATTAGTAATAATACTTGATATTATAGAAGAATAATCTGCACTATATAAACCAGGAGTGAATAAAGCATTAAATCTATAGTCATCTTGATTTGATAACAAATTAACCATATTTGTATAGTTAGCTGCTATTAAACCTTGAGTATTTGAACTATTAATATTTTCATAAAAATTAGCTCCTCCTTTTACATCACCTTCAGCACCACCAAATGTTCCACTTGCTGCTATTGGAATAGAAGAAGTGTATTGAGGTTTAGCTGTTCCTGAGTTTGTAAAATATCCTGGAGTAGGTAAATTAACTGATTTTACTCTAATATATTTTGAAGCATTAGGATAAGAACCTGATATTTCAATTTGTACTGTACTTGGATTATAATTGTAAGTATAGTCTCCAATTACTTTAGCTACATAATTAGAAGCTTGTGGGTCTAATGATAAGTTAGTCCATGTCTCTAATACAATATTTGAATTTGTTGTATCGTTACCTTGTCTTACTAATAGGTTAAATGTACCTGAAGATGTGTTTGGATTAACAATCTGCCAACGAATGTTATTTACAGATCCACTAGGTAAAGCTCCTTTTGAGTCTTGAGTACTTGTACTATTTGTTATTACACCTTTAGAAATTGTTTCTAATACAAAAGCTGGTTGAGAAGCAGCTTGTGGACTTCCGCTAATAGCTGTACTAATAGCTGAGGTGTAATCTGTTGAACTTGATACTACTCTTGCTACTAATAGTGTTTCACCACCATTAACAAAGTAATTATAAGCCGCTATAGAAGTGAAATAAGAATAAGTATCACTACCACTTGTAAGAACGTCACCAAATGTATTCACATATTCACTATATGAAGATACAATAGTAGGTATTTCAACAGGACCTTTTACTGTTGGACCTATGATAGCTGCTCCTACAGTTATTGGTTGGGCGGTAACAAATGATGTATCATTTTCTCTTGCTAATACACCAGGTGATATTAAAGTTTCTGCCATGTTATTTTAAATTGATTTTGTTTGTTTATAAATATCTTAAAATATGTCAAAACTAATCACTTATAAATTTTCCTTCATCTAAATTAATAGTACCACTTCCATACTTTTCTTGTAATTGGGATCCTATTTGTTCTTCTTGTTTTAGTAAAGTATATAGTTCACTTGTTAGTGATTGTTTTTGAGTCTCGTATTGTACTTCTAAAACTCCAAACTGCTCAGTTAAATAAATTCTTTTACTTTGAATTTCTTTTAAACTAGTAATTTCTTCTTGTGTTAAAACTTTTGTTTCCATTTTTTATTTTTTATTAAGATAATGAAGCTGATCTCCATGCTCCACCTATATAAGTATAAATATAATAACTGCCTCCATTATTCGCAGGTACCATCTCACCTTCAATCCCTACCCATCCAGGAGCAGAACTTTGAGTAGCTACCATAATAGATGAACTATGTGTTACTTTAAAAGCATCTTTTCTAGCCCCAGTACTTTTATTTCCTCCTCCCACAATAAAATAACTTGTAGTGTCTCCTTGAGCATTAAGTGTACCTACTACTGTTTGATGAGATCCAGATGCTATAGTTCGGTTTCCTCCAGCGTAAGAAGCCATACCTAATGATATACTTCCTGAACCTTCAGCATGAGAATAAAGTCCTGAGGCTGTAGTTAAATATCCTTCAGTATGTGAAAACTGACCTAATGCTAATGTTTTTAAGCCTTCAGCATGTGATCCAAGATCATAAGCGATAGTAGTTTGGCCTTCAGCGTGAGAATAATCACCTAATGATATAGTACTCTTTCCTTCAGCATGTGAAGATTCACCTATAGCTTTACTACCTACTCCTTCGGCATGTGAATATGAACCTGAGGCTATTGTTAGATATCCTTCAGCATGAGAAAAAGAACCCGAAGCTATTGTTTCTTGTCCTTCAGTATGAGAAGAAGAACCAGATGCTATAGTTAAATAACCCTCAGCATGAGAACTTGCTCCTAATGCTTGAGAACCACTACCTTCAGCGTGACTAGTATTACCTGATGCTATTGTGTAAATACCTTCAGCATGAGCATTAGTTCCCAAGGCTACATTATAAGCTCCTTCAGCATGTGAAAACTCACCAAGAGCTTCAGTGAATGTTCCCTCAGCATGTGATAGACCACCAGAAGCATGTGTGAATTGACCTTCAGCATGAGAGCTAAATCCTGAGGCTGAAGTTACATATCCCTCAGTATGTGAATATTGACCAGAAGCATATGTTCCTGAACCTTCAGCATGGGCTCCTATTCCATCAGCTCTTGTACCATAACCTTCGGCGTGTGAATGTTCTTGAAGAGCATATGTCACAGCTCCTTCAGCATGTGAATATTGATTTCTTGTTGTAGTTAAATATCCTTCAGCATGTGAATATGCTCCTGATGCTACAGTTTGATTTCCTTCGGTATGTGAATAATTACCTAAAGCTACAGTTAAGAAACCTTTAGCGTGTGTGTATGAACCTAATGCTATGGTCTGATATCCTTCAGCATGTGACCATGGTCCTGATGCTAGAGTTTGACGACCTTCAGCATGACTTGCATTACCACTAGCAGTTGTTTGACGACCTTCAGCATGTGAGTATGATCCTGATGCTAGAGTTCGATCACCTTCAGCATGTGAGTGTGATCCTGATGCTAGAGTTTGATATCCTTCAGCATGAGAATAAAATCCTGATGTTTCAGTTTGCTGTCCCTCAGCATGTGAATAAAGACCATTTGCAATTGTTGAGTTACCTTGTTGTAAAGATTGACTTTGATATATAAAAGCTAAACTTGCTAATCCAGCAAATACACTTCCACTATTAAACTGGATTTGAGTATCTGAGCCTCCTACTGATGCTGCTGTTATAGTATTTCCTCCTACTATTAATTGTCCATTTATTGTTAATGAACCACTTAATTGTATACTAGAAGTTTGAATAGGATTAATAGTATTAGCATAAGATGCTGTTGTTGCAAATGAACTACTTAAAGCATATGAAGATGAAGTTACAATATTTAAATTTTCATAATACCAATATCCTGTTGTAGTTGGTGAAGCTGTAAATCTAAAAGTTTCACCTGATGGGATATCTACTCCTCCTACATCCACTGATGTATCTTTTAAATTAGATAAACCATCAGAAACAGATTTACTAATATGTAATTGACTTCCGTAAGTATTAGTTATTTGAAAAGTTCTACCAACATTTTGAGATAAAAGAGGCAATGAAGCAGTAGGTCCTCCACCATTAAATGTTTTATTTACTCCTATAAATTGAATATCATGATCTTTTAGATTAAAATAAATATCAGATGCTGCTCCTGTAGTTACATCAGTAACATAATAAGCTGCTGTTGATTGTTTTAATGAACCTGTACTTATTATAAAACTTCCTGTTGATATTAATAATGAGCCCGTAATTTGAACATTTTGGTTAAGTGGATTTACATATGAAGCACTTAAAGCATAAGATGAACTTACAGCAAAAGAACTACTTACCGTGTATGAAGAACTTACAGCAAAAGAACTACTCACAGCTTGAGAAGCACTTAAAGCATAAGATGAACTTAATATACTATTAGCTCCATTTGGACCATAAACATTAGAAGATGTTATATATGATGCTGTTACATTTATTAATTGACTTCCATCACCTGAAAAAGATAAAGCAGTAATTGGAGTATTAGAAGCATTTATTAATGAACCTGTAACTTGTATTACTGAACCTGATAAAGTTGAAGCTAAATATGTAAGGTTACCATCCATCTCAGGGATAGATAATTTTGAACCTTTAACTGATCTTAAAATTAATGGCATGTGTTTTATTTATAAATATTTAAATTTAATCTAAAATAAATGATTGTGGGAGTGTTCTTCCTAATGACCAGTTGATAGTATCTGTTAAAGAACTACTAGGTGATAATACTGTTCTACCTCTACTACTATCTATTCTGATTGGATTCACATAAGCTGTTGTACTTGTAGATGATGTTCGAAAAGTAAGATAAGCTCTGTTAACAGTATCATCTGATGTAAGTGTATATGTTATACTAGGAGTTGTTGAAAAGTTTAAATTATCTCTTATTATAAAATCAGTAGCCGTATCATCAAAAGTTATTATACGACTAGCAGCAGGTAATGTTCCTATAAAACTAGATACATTAAATCCTCCAGCACCAGCAAATGTTGTATTCACACCTTGTATTGTTAGAGCATCATTAACTGTTAATTCTGAGTTTAAAGTATGAGTAGCAGTATTTGATATTGTTATATCATACCATGACATTCCATTTGTATTAAAACTTGCTGCTGCTGGTAGTATTAAGTTAGATGCAAATGTTGTAGTATCTATTATACCACTTGTATAAGTTATTGTTCCACCTTGATATCTAAAACTACCTGATATTCCAAAAGTGTTAGCTCCATTATTAAATACAAGATTATTTCTAAAAGTCCCAGTTGTCACAGCTGGATTCATAGACATTGTTCCTGGACCTGTAGTCACAAATGTAGCTGTACCTAGTATATTTTGTGTTGTAAGTGTTGGAAAAGATATGTTCCTTCCAAAATAAATATTTGAACCATTAATAGTAACATTAGAATTCAAAGATGAGGTGTATATAAAACTCCCAGTAAATGTATGATCACCATTAAAAGTTACTCCCACTCCATTTATCTGGTTAGTAACACCTATCTGCATGTTATTCCATACTACATTAGAGCAACTTATTATTGTAGTGTTATCAGCTGTACCAAAAACTAGTGTTGAACCAGATGTAATTACACTACCAGTTATGTATTGTAATGTAGAAGGGTTATTTGAACCTCCATAAGCTACAGATCCAGTTATAATTAAACTTCCAGAACACGCTATATCTATATCCATACCTACACCAACACGACCATTAGTTGTCCCAGCTGTTAATCCTGTATCTCTCCAAATTCCTGTTGTTGGAGATTGAAATATTAGTTTTGATGTTCCTTCTAATCTTCTTGTTCCATGATCTAAAATACCGTTTAAATATACAGATGCCGTATTAAGATAAATATAAGCATTTATATTTGATACTGCTCCGGTAGTGTCTCGAGTTAATAATGTACCTACAACACACATAGGATTAGGTAGTGAATATGCAGGAACACCATTAGAAAATGTTCTAAATTGTATATTATTAAAATTAATACCACTATTACTTGAAGTTGTAGCTAACGGACTAGTACTACCACTGGTACTTAATGTATATGTTCCTGTACCACCACGAGTAATATAAGTCCCAGTACAGTTAACAGTACCAGAAAGATATGTCAAATTACCACCATGTGCTACTGTGCTTATAGTTAAAGTACTCGGTCCTGTATCTATATCTACAGGCATAAAAAGAGCATGGTTAGTAGTATTAGGATTACTCCAAGTACCTGGGCCTTTAAATATTAATTTAGGGCCGAATGAAATTATATCATCATTGGAATCACAGTTATCAATAAAAGAACCACTTACTATTATATTAAAAGGCCCACCTGAACCACCTGAGTAAATATTTAAATCAGAAGCATTAGTATTATTACTATGTAATGTTAATGTACCACTAACTACTAGATCACTACCACTTATAATTAAACGAGAATTAGCAACTGTATATTGATTATTTAACCCTAAAGCATTAGGCCAATGTTTTCCATTTGGAATAAATTGAAACCATGTATTTGTACGAGTTTGCAAAGTACCACTACCTACAATAGACATTCCTGATCCTAATTCTACTGAACCTGTGACACCAGCAGCATTTGCTCCTACAGTAAGTGAGTTACTCATAGTAACAGCTCCAGTATATACTTTAAAATCTATTCTTCGACAAGCAGAAGCAACATTTATATTAACATTTTTATTAACTGCTAAATTTGAATTAGCATCAAAGAAAACATCATCAGCTACTGTAGGGAAGGAAGCCCCACTTCCACCACCTGATGTAGCAGACCAATTTCCTGTATTATTCCAGTTTTGATTTGTGACCCCAACCCAATACCTATTAGCCATAACTTAATTATACATTGATGTTTGGTAAAATTTGATCTATTAAATTTTGAGCCATAATTTTTGCTTTTTCAGACTCACCTCTATTAATAATACTTTGTTCTACTTCTAGTTCTGTTTTTGGTCTAAAATGATATATACTCACAATTATTGAGTCATTAATTTCAACATCAAAATCATATTGTACTTGTGTAACTAGATTATCTTCGTATCTAAATTTGTCTAATATTGTAATTTGTGTAGCCATAATTATAAAGTTCTTGTTGTATTTAATTGAAATGTAACAAATGAAGCATTTGAAGCAGAAGCTAGATTCCATCCTATTATATCACCAGCTAATCCACCTGATGTCCAACTAGTAATATTTGAACTAGTAGTAAATGTATTTGGTGAAGATGCTGATGGAAAGTTTCCACCACATATAGTATTAGCAACAGTTGGTACTGTGTTATTTGCTTTCCAAACATCAAATGTTATAGTACCTGCTGGTACTGCTATAATTGACCATGAATTAATTATAAAATCAAATGGTACACGAATATATCCTTTTGATCCTGTAGTCACAGTTCCTCCTAATCCATCTAATGTTAGTACAATAGATGATGTAGATACTGTTACTCCACCACCACCTCCAGAACCAAATCCACTAGCTGCAGCTGAAGCGGATATAAAAGTAGGATTGATATATGAGGCTGTGGTGGCAAAAGATGCTGTTCCTAATAATGAACCAGTAAATGAAGAATTAATATTATTAGCGTATAATATTGAACCTGATAAATAAACTGCTCCACTGTTTGTATAAAGTTGTTCATATGTTCCTGGTCCTGGTGAGTAATTTTCTACAAATGGAACATATGATCTACTACTAGCAGGTACAACTCCTCTAATAACATTAACTAGGCTAGCAGATTGAGCTAATTGAACAAAGGATGATGTTATAGCAAAAGATGATGTTGTAGAAAAAGAAGCAGATTGAGCTAAGTTAGCATAAGAAGCAGTACCATAAAATGTAGCTGTGCTTATATCTGCCCAATCTAAAATTGTATCCCCATTTGGATCTAATAATACTCTACTTTCCCAATCTATACTAACACCCTCAACACTATCTAATAAATATCTCTGTTTCCAATCTGCACTTTGATTACCATCGTTATCAAATAAAACTCTATTTTCCCAATTTAGACTATCTACACTATTATCACTTAATAAAGTGCTCCTATTAGAATCAATGCTATTAGATACAAATAAACTACCAGTAACTGTTAAACTACCTGTAATGTTAGTGTTACTATTAATACTAACTAAACTACCATTATCTGATATATTACTATCATTTAAATGTTCATTGCCTTTACCTTTAGGTATTCTATTAGCTGTTAGATAAGTCTCATTACCTAAACTATTATAAGTTTCAGGTCCTAAAACAAAATGTGAAGATGTAATATTAGTACCATCTCCTTTATGTACAAAAATAAATTCATCTTGTACAGAATCATATAAGAATGAGGCTGATGTTAAAGGTGAAGAGCCTGAATCTATAACTGCTAACCCACCAAATCTTACACTTGGAGTATTAGTATTAACTGTAATTAAGTTTGTACCAATGTTAAGAGTTGATTCTGAGATATATTGTATAGAAGCAGATCCTAATACTGTAATGTTGTTTGTTATTGTTAATGAACCAGTTATAGTTTGATTACCTATAAAAATATTTGAGCCGGTTGTAGCAAGTGAGGCTGATTTTGCTACAAATACAGGATCTGTTTCTTGATAAAATGAGGCTGTAGTTGCTGTTCCTTGTAATGATCCTGTAAAAGATCCTGTAAATGATCCAGTGTTATAAGAAGATGTAAAATTATTAAAACTTGAAGTTGTAACAAATGTTCCTGACACCGCTGTAAATATAGGATCTGTTTCTTGATAAAAAGAAGCAGATATCGCTTGAGAAGCACTTACAGCCCAACTACTTGTTCCTATTAAACTACCAATAAAACTGCCCGTAAAACTGCCTGTACTATAAGAGGCGGTAAATATGTTAATACTAGAGGTAAAGCTGTTTATACTCGCTGTATACGCGTTAAAACTAGAAGTAGTAACAAAGCTACCTGTATTAATACTTACACCTGCATTTTCAGCATATGAAGCTGTAGCAGCATATGAAGCTGATGTTGCTATAGAAGCAGTAGCTGCATATGACGCTGATAAAGGTGTTACTAATTGTTCTCTTCTTATTATACTCATTGTTATGCAAATTTACCTATTGCTACTACCTCATCTGTTGATTGTAGTACAAATCCTAAGTTACTAGTATTAACTGTTAACACACTATTTCCACTAACTTCTACAAATGATGTTATAGCATTAGGTTCTATTAATTGTCCATTAACATAAAATGAAAATGAATTTGAATTTGTAGGTGGTAATCCTGTTGGCGCTACTAAGAAAGTTGAAGGGAATGTTGCTACATTTGGGGCACTAACTGTTGTGGCTTGTAAAGCTTTATTTGTATTTAAATAAATTAAAGTATTTGTATCCACTCCTCCACCTTGAGTTATATTATTTACAATATTTGGAGAATCTATTATACTTGATAATCCACCTCCTTGTGTTGATGCTCTTTCTACTGTTGTATTAAATACCTCAGAATCACCAGTAGCAGTTTCTAAAGTAAAAGTTAATTTATTTTTGTTAGAGAATTTTCTTACCGCATTTAAATCTTTTTGAGGGATTTCAGGTATAATATAACCATATAAAGTTATACTTAAAGCACATCTTACAACACGTTCTTGACTATCTGATAATTCTGTTGTTGGTGAGAATGAACTTATAGTTGCTTTAAATTTAAAACGTTCTGGATCACCCCAATAAGCATCAGAAGCATATTCTAAAGCCTCTATTATTTTATTTAACTGATCATTATAATAAGTAAATATCACACAGTCATAAGTTATATTTAAATAATCAGGAACTACAGTAGCATAATATGTTTGTTCTTTTTTAACATTATTTAAAATGTTAAATTTACTATATTCATTTTGTTTACTATATCTTTTTCCATATACTGCAATGTTATTAGGAGAATTAGCATCTAATTTATTAGTTAAATTTCTAACTTTCTCAATATTATTTTTCTTAAACATAATAAGAGGAGCCATCATTCTTCCATTTAAATCTCTATAATATCCATCCTTTTGAAATGATTTCCATTTCTCAGGTGAACCATAGATAATAGGTACAGCTATTCTTTCTCCGTTTTGTATTACAAAAGGTTTAATAACATTTTGAAAATAATACATTACAGATTCATCTAAATCTTGAATTCCTATAGATAAAGGTTTAACAGTATCATCCTTAAAAGAAGTCTGTTCTGCTCTATTAACCCCATTTGCATTATTTGGATTACCAGTAGATTGAAAACCAGGAGCCCCTACAGGAGGTACAAACGGCTCTTGTAGAGATTCACTTATTTCTCTTTGTGTTTTTGGTATTGGTTTTCTTCCTCTAGCCATTATAATCTTTGTTTAACTATATTTACTCTATCAGCAGGTACATAGTGAGTTTCACATATTACACTAACATTATAACCAAATTGATCTAGTCCTGGGTTTAATGGATTAGTAGCATATGGATAATCAGGATCTTTACCTACAAAATATTGAGTATCATAAGTATTATCTACTTCAAAATAACTTTCTTGATATAGAATAATATCTCCAATTTGAGGTACTATATTAGCATCTACTAAATCATCTCTTAAAAATGCTACTTTAATACTCCAATTAAAGTCAACCCCAAATTCACTTGTACCATCTGTTTTTTGTTCAATAGTAATTAAAGAATTTAATAGTACAGGTTCATCATAGAATTTACCTCCTGATGCTTCACCATACATGTTTACTATAGTTTTATCTAAAACATATTTGTACAAAGCACATTGTTGGGTAATAATATCCCCTAACAATTCTCTGTTAAGATGTCTAAACATTGATATGTCTCTTGCTCTTCCAAAAAGTGCCATATTATCCTACAAATATTACCATTGGTACATTAGCTATTTCTTTATTTCTATAATCAGATTCTAATGATCTTCTTTCAAGTAATGCTTGTTTAGAAGTTT